AACCTGTTTTAGGGCCTTTAAAAATTTTTGTATCTTCATACAAGAACGTATCTTCGTCAACGTGTACATCAAGAAATTGACCAGGTTTAAAAGTTCTAGTCCAATATTCAAATCCGCATACTTCTTCTATAGGAAATGATAAATTGTTTTCCCAAATATATTTTATTAATCTTTTCTTAGGGGTATCAGCAGGAGACTCTAACCACCCATCCCAAAACATGTAGGGAGCGTAACAGTCTGATTTTTCGTAATGATACGAGTTCAACTCTTTTGCTATACGTTCATCGTCGCCCATTGATTCTGGAAAAAAATTAGGAGTTGTTTCTATCTCTTTTAATAAATTTTCATCTTTTACATAATCATCTATTACAATCATAACTACAAACTAACAGCGTAGGTAACCGCTGCCCCAGTTGGATTGTGGTAAACGCATGAATTTTCAATATCAATTAATTTTTTGTGAACTTGGTAAAAATCAGTATACATTGATTCCCTTGAATAAAGTTGATCTGTTCCGGTATATAATATCATCATAGTGCCATTTTTGTTTAACAAATTGTAAAAATTTATCACCAAATCTGGATCATGAATAACATCATGAACACTCATACATATAAAATCATAGTAACCACCATTCCCTGATTTTATCTCTTGCATGGTTATGGTGTCATATGACCATTGTTTATCGTCTATATAATTTATATAGTACTCAAAAAGGTGTAATTGATAATTGTTTAATAAAGATAATTTAGATTTCTTTTGCATTAATCTAGCTAAACCCGTATTAAATGCCGGTAAAGTCATTAAAGACGTCTTGGGATTGGCGGTCAAAAAACCAAATTCATGAGTATTTGCGGCATAATAGTACGCTGGATTTACATTCCAAAAATGGCTCTCCTTGCTAAACACATCAAAATACCAGATCATGAAATCCATGCCAGCAGCTATCTTTCTTTTATCTATAGGCAAAGATTGTAAATATTGGTTAATTATTTTACTTTTTGATATCGATTCTTTTACTGATTCAATATCGGTGTATTTAATTAATTTAATTAAATTATCAAAGTAATCTACTTCATACTGCATTATCAACCGCCGCAGCTGCTAGTTGCTTCATATACCAAATTCTTCTAATATTTCCTATTAAAGATATCCTTTGGTTTTTTAAGAACCAATACAATGGATCTTCTGAACAATTGTACTCTCCAGATTCAACTTTTTCAATAGGAGCTACAACCATAGATCTTGTGCAATTAATAATCTCATCTATTGAATAGCTTTCAGCTTTATCTGGATTTAAGCCAACTAAATATAAATAAAAAAATAACTGTTCATTAATAAACTCTAAATCTTTTAATGCGTTGTAGGTTTTCATATTAAATCATCTATTGAAGGAGACAAGGGCAATATTATGTATCTGTTTTTTTCTGCAAATTCCTTTGTTAAAACATATTCTCTTGTTGTTCCGCCATTGGGCATTACTATGTTTTGATCTTCATCGGAGTATTCAGGAACTGCGTCATCCATAGATGGCGAAAATTCGTGTATTGGTTCTTCGTTAATTGGTTTCATTTTTTATTTTTTCTAATATTTTTTTTTGGTTATTTAATGATTCTTTTCCATCTTTTACAAGCGTTTCGAAAATCGATTGATTGATCAAATCAGATAACTGCTCTATGGATTTGGTTAAATAAGCGATTGCTTTATCTCTAGGTGTCATAATTCCGGCTGCTTTAATTTTGGAAGACCAGTAAAAGTTGGGCCTATTTTTACACCGTCTGCGTCTAAACCCGTTCTTATTCCCTTGGTCCAAGTCCAAGGATTTTCTTGATTATTTTTCATTTTCATATCACCATATTTTTGTCTAGAATTCATTAATTCTGGTTTGTCCCATAAGTTTTCTATCTTAAATTCAACATTATTTAAAACAGAACTATCAAATACATTAAAAAACATAAATGGCATTCCTTTTTCAAAAAGGACGGGTTCTCCAATTTTATTTATTGCCCAATTCATTTGAAATTCATCTGGCCACCAACTGCTAGGTATAATCGCAGAAAGCGGAAAGGCTCCATCAACTATATAATTGGGAGAACCGCCTATCCAAGTTTCGTAATTAGGTTCTGTTCCAAAAGTCCAACCAGTAGAAAATGAAACCATACCAATAATTCCGCCATAAGCTATTTGCCTACCGCCATATTCTGCTCCCTCAAGTATTTTTGGTACTGTATTCCCACCGTCCCATTGGGCCACAACATCTTGTGGCAAGATCAATTCCCAACCATAAACATTGGCGTATGTCATCGGCAAACATTGGTAAGCGTGTTTGTTGTAGGTGTTGTCCATCCACTCACGCTTTATGCGTGATTGGCGTATTTCTGGGGCTTGTTGAAATGTCTTAGTTAATGTAACTTGAGTCATTTGACTACTTTGGCTGTGCGTACATTATTGGCTGAGTGCCACCCTTTGATATACCAACATTTGCGTCGATCTTTTTACCATCGACCGCATAGCCCATAGGTTGTTTGTGGTTATTGTCGTTGTAGTCAAACATGGTTACCGCAGAATATTTCATGCCAGATTTTACCGGAAGCGATGCATGCGCGTAAATATATGTAGATGGGAAAATCAATATGTCACCTTTTTGAGGCTTAAAAGCTATATTAAGATATGGAAACCAAAGCTCTCCACCCTCATAATCATCGTTAAAATATGCTATCGAAGATACTGTACACGTATAGGAAAAACCGTGATCAGTATGAACAGCAAAGTGTTGATCCTTGCCATATTTAACAAAATTAATTGCTTCCATAAATTCCATCTTGAAATTATATAACGATTCATAATGGGTTAGGCACTTTTTAATCGCTGCTTCTGTATCTTCATAACATTTTTTAATTTCTTCAAATTCAGGAGTTAAAACCGTCCAATGTGCGGGACTCATCTTTAAATCAAAACAATCCCTATACTCAGGCATTTTTTCGTTATACCCAACCATGGCTTCTGACCATTTGAATATGTCACTTTTGCTGTCTTTTAAAGTTTCTTCTAATCTTTCTGGTATTTTTAAATCATCTGGAAGAACGTCTCTATATAAATAGATACCAAACTTGACGTTATCTTCTGAGTTTTTGCATGATCCTACGTGAAAATATTCCATATCATCTCCATTGTTTTGTATTTATGGTACTATTATTCTATCACATTTTCTATTGTTCAGGAAGTTTATGTTTGATCAAGAAACTAGTTCATTAATTCTACCAGGACATTTTGGCTCTTCGTCGGACAATATAAAGATTATTAAAAATTTTGTTGAGTTAGATGACCTTAAAAAAATACAAACATTTCTTCCTACTATTAACGAATGGATGGACGCTGGAGAAAATACATATGCTGAAGACGGTACTTGCACTTATGACGCTTCTTATTGGGCCAACCGACAATGTAGTGGAGATATTCTCAAAAGAATAAATTTAGATATTTATAACCTTATTGATAAATATATTTTAAAAATGAAATATTTTTTAGAAGATAATTTTAAAGTTCAACTTTCAGTAAGACCACCAGTTATCATTAGATGGTTTCCCGGCCTTGAACAGAGACCTCATGCTGACAAACAGTTGAATGATGGTTCTCCAAATCCATTCCCAACTTATGATTTAAATTCATTAATATACTACAATGACAATTTTACTGGAGGAGAACTCTATTATCCCCAACATGATATAGTGGTTAAACCTGAACCAGGTCTTGCTGTTGCGCACCCTGGAGATATAAACTATCTACATGGTGTTAAAATTGTTACATCTGGAGAAAGATTTACTACACCATCTTTTTATACTATAACTAAAGTATGATCAATTCTCAAGTTTTTTATATTGAAAACTTTATAAATATAAAAAATTTAACAATAATAAATAATTGGACAAAAAACAACACTCCAGAAAAAGACCCATCTGGCAATACACCTTTTGAGCACTTTTCTCCATTTAAATCCGATGACGTTGAAATAAGAAAAATATTTGATGAACTTCAAGTAAAATTATATCAAACAATAAAAACAAAATTTTTAATTAGCGTGTATCAAGAAAATATAGCTAATGTAATGGTTTATAAAACAGGTGATTTTTTGTCTGAACATATTGACAATATGAATGAGCA